GTCGCGACTTCGGAAAAAAATGGGAGATTTACCCACTTTTGCTTTCGGGCCAGGATAATTTTTGCCACGGTTCCCCACAATGGCGTTAACTAACAAACAGATCGCGGCTCATTTCGGTTTTACACCGGCCCGAGCTGCGGCGCTTATTCGCCAGGGTATGCCGCTGGATTCCCTGGAGGCCGCGGAATCCTGGCGCCACGCCCGGCTCCTCCGAGGACAACGCGGCGGCGTGGAGCAGCGGGCGGCAATTGTCGTTAACCAGGACGACGTTTCGCCCGATCTGGATTTCGAGGATACGGTCGTCCGGCATCGGGAGCTTAAGGAGGCGGCCCGCCAAACCTATATCGTCGCCCGCAACGCCGGGGATACCCAGGCGCCCAAGCTATATACGACGTACCAATCGATCGTCCAAACCCTGGTTAAGCTGGAACGGGAATCCCTCGCCCGTAAGATCGAATCCAAGGAATTGATTAAGACGGCCGCGGCAATCGAGCGTTTCGGTCGGGTTATCGCCGAGATCAAATCCGATATGCTGTCTTTTGCCAACGCGGTGGCCAACCAGGTTAACCCGGATAACCAGGGTAAGGCGTATAAGGTTATCGACGAAAAGGTTAACGCCCTTCTGGCCAAATGGTCGGGCAGCGCCGAGGCGGTAATCGAGGAAACCCTGGAGGCCCAGGTTAACGGGGATCGGCCCGATTTCGAGAATATGCCAGGAGAGGAGGAGCCGCCGCCTAATGAAAGCTAACGGTTTCGAGAGGGATTTGAGGCGTATCCTAACGCCCAACCCGTACCGGCGCCCGGTCGAATTCCTGGAGCATTTCCTTACCCGTATCCCTTATTCGGCCCGCGGTAACGGCGGGGGTTTCTCGATCTCGTCGGCGCCTTGGCTGCGGGAACCCCTGGAGGCCATATTTGATCCCGAGGTCCAGGAGATCGGGGTCCAGGCGGCGGTCCAGCTTGGCAAATCCCTTTTGATTGAGGGGGCGTCCTGCATTATCCCGGTAAACGATCCGGGGCCGACCCTTATCCTTACGGATATCGACCGTAACGCAAAGGATTACCTGGAATCGCGGTTAACCAGGGTATGGAACGTATGCGAACCAACGCGGGCGCAGCTTCCGGCCCAGGTCCCGAAAGAGGGGGTTATTAACTTTGCGGCCAATCCCTGTTGGGTATTGGGGGCCAAAAACGATTCCAACCTCCACGGGCGTTCGATCCGTTACCTGTTTGGCGACGAGGTTTGGCGCTGGGATTCCGGGGCTTTGGCAAGGGCCGAGCGCCGCGTATCGGCGAACAAGGCCAGGAGTAAGGTCGTATTTGTTTCCCAAGCCGGGTTAGACGGCGGGGAATGGGCCTTTTGGTATTCTGGTACCGATCAACGGGTATGGACCTGGATTTGCCCGAGCTGCGGGACGGCGCAGGGGTACGAATGGGAACAGGTTATTTTTCCCAGGGAGGCCAAAAAGGCGACGGGTTGGGACCTTAACGCGGTAAAGAAGGGTACGACGTACCAATGCAAGGGGTGTAAGGTCCATTTCCCGGACCGGGTATCCGTCCGAACCGATCTAAACCTTTCCGGGCGGTACGTCGCCCAAAACCCGGACGCCTCCCGACGCGGTTACCATTGGAATTCCCTTTGCGCCCAGGAGCTTGGCCTATCCTGGGGGGAGCTTGCGGTGGAGTGTATCGAGGCCAAGCGCCACCATTCCGAGAATGGGGATAACAGTAAACGCCGGGATTTTTTTATGCAGCGTTTGGCCAAAACGTATAAGGAGGAGGCCGACGAAATCCAGATCGGGGCCGCGGAGGGTAAGTATAAGATCGGGGAACCCTGGGACGACGAGGGCGGGTTTGTAATGGGTAAACCAAGGGCCGGGAATGAGCTTACCGCGGATATGCGGGCGGCGCCGGATTTCGTCCGTATGCGTTTTATGGGCGTGGATTTCCAGCAATCGGGATTTTATTGGGTTGTCCGATCCTTTTCCGGCGATGGTCGGTCCCGGTTGGTTGGCTGCGGATTCGCCCTTACCCTGGCCGACCTGGTGGATATCTCCAAAAAGAATGAGGTCCACCCTGCTAATGTGTTCCTGGATTCGGGTTATAAGCCCGACGACGCCCTTATGGCTTGCGCCGCCCACGGTTGGACGGCGACCCGCGGCGACCAACGTAACGAATTCCCTTGGAAGATCCGTACGCCTATGGGGAATAAGATCGAAATGCGGGCCTATTCGACGCCGGTGGTCGAGGCCGTCGGTCAAAAACGCTGCAAACGATTCTATTTCTCCAATCTCCGTACAAAGGATACCCTTTCAATGCTTATCCGTAAGGGGTTGAATACCTACGCGGTGGACGCCCCGGAGGAATACCTTAAGCAAATGCAATCCGAGCGCCGCGAGGTTAAGACGGGCGGGCGCCCGGTATGGGAACAGATCGACCGACGCCCTAACCATTTTTGGGATTGCGAGGTTATCATTACCCTCCCCGCGATGGCCTGGCGCCTTATCGGCAAGGCGACGCAGCTGGCCGAGGAACCGCAGCCGGAAACCCAGGAGGCCTAGGAGGGTTAAACCGTGGGCATTTGGACCTTGGCCGGATTGACAGATCGGAAAACCTGGGCAAATTTGGGTTGCGCCTCTTACGTTCGGGCTTGTTCGCGGGGGTGGCATCGGTCCCCGTATCGCATAGGGTACGGGGATCGCCCGTTTTTTGACTCCCGCGTTGGCATATGGCACGTCCGACGGGTTGTTTCCTTATTCTTTCCCAAGCCCGAATCGAGGCCCTGGTCGAAAAGGCATACGAAAACCTGGCCTCGGGCCGGGTTCTTATGTCGTACTCAGATTCCGGGACGAGCGTATCGAAAGATTGGCCAATGTCGGTCGAACAGGTCCTCGTGGAATGCCGGTACGCCCTCCAGATCAAGGACCCGCAGCAATACGGCGGTATCGACCGCGTCCGCGTTTACAACGGCCTTTGGAATTTCCGGGGCCTTTAATTTCGATCTATGGCCCCCCAAAAGAAGGATAACCTAAAGAAAAAGGTCCGCCAAGCGGTCCGCGACGTTAAGGATTTTGCCAAGCGCAAGGGCCTTAAGGCCAAGGCGTACGGCGGCGCCGGTGGGGGATCGGGCATTTTCTCGCAATTTGAGGGCGCCAAGTATAGCAATAAGCGCCAATGGGTTAATACCCCCTGGCCCGCCGACCAAAAGCGGGTAATGACCACGTTCGACCGCCAGGAGCTAACGCGGAAAATGCGTTGGTTGGCGGTTAATGCCGGTTTGGTGAGGCAGCTTATTGCGGATATGGCCTTATATTCGGTCGGTTCGGGTATCCGATCCCAGGCCGCGACCGGCGATTCCAATATCGACGCCCTATACGATTCGTACTTTTACGAATGGGCCAATAAACCTTGCGAGATCACCGGGCGCTTTAACTTTTGGGAATGCCAGGCCCTTATGAGCCGCCGGGTCGATATCGACGGCGAAATCTTTATCCTTAAGACGTATAGCTCGTCCGGCGCCCCCCTTATCCAGCTTATCGAATCCCACCGCGTCGGCGCCTCCTCGACGGCCCAGGGCCAGGTCGATGGGGTTTGGGATGGTATTATTTTCAATAAATTCGGGGCCGTGGTCGGTTATAATGTAATCCGATCCGACGGAACGGCCCGGAACGTCTCGGCCAATTCGATTCTCCACGTTTACCACCCCGAAAGCTCGTCCGGCGCTCGGGCATATAGTCCGCTGCAACATTCAATCAATAACTTGATTGATATTCTCGAAATCCTTTCCCTGGAAAAGGTTGCGATGAAAGTAGGGGCCGACGTGGTCCGTACGATCACCCGCGAAAACCCGCAATTTGACGGATCTTCAGCGGATTTCGAGGCGTTTGGTATGCGTCCCCAGGATTACCCGAACCAGGTTTACCAAAACCCGGAGGAGGTCGGCGCCTTTATCGGCGGTAAGACGGTCGCCTTGGCCCCCGGTGAGGACCTTAAAATGGTCGAATCTGGCCGCCCAAGCCCGAACACCGTATCGGCAATCGAATATCTCGAAAGGGACAGCTGCGCCGGGTTCCTCCCTTGGGCCTTTTCGGGCGATCCCACTAAAAGCGGAGGAGCTGCAACCCGCCTAGTCGTGGCCAAGACGGAACGGACCGTTAACGCCCGCCAGGATATGCTTATCCACCGCGCCCTTACCCCGATCTACGCCTACGTTATCGGTACCGCGATTGCCAACGGCGATCTCCCGGCAAACGATAATTGGACCAAGGTTAATTGGGTTACGCCTCGTCGTATCTCAGTTGACGCGGGCCGCGAGGCGTCGGCCAACCAAAAGGACATCGAAATGGGCCTTAAGACGTTGTCCGACCATTACGCCGAGCTTGGGGCCGATTTCCGCCAGGAGGTCCGGCGCCGAGCTGCCGACGCCAAGCTTATTAACGATACCGCAACCGAATTCGGCGTCCCGCCGTCCTCGATCTTCGCCCCGGCCAATACGCCGTTGGCCGACATTAACCAGGCCGCCGCGTCCGGGGGAACCCCCGGCCCTGGCGCAACCGATTTCCAACCCCTTTTCGATGGGGAACCCTCCTAACCAATACTTTTATGCGTAATCTCTCTAACGATATCCGGGCTAATCGCCCCGTCCTTATCCAACCGACCATTGCCAAGACGTTCCTGGAACGCTGCGCCGACGTCAAGCTCCCCCTGGGTACCAAGGCGTCCGATATGTCGGAAATGCTGGCCGCGATCTTCGGCGCCAAATCGGCGTTGGAGAAATTCCCGCCTTTTGCAATCGTGCCAATCAAGGGCGTGATTGGTCGTAACCTTTCGGACCTGGAGGCCGCTTGCGGCGCTTGCGATATCGAGGCGGTCGAGGAAATGCTGGAGGACGCGGAACGGGACCCGGCAATTACCACGATCATTTTCGACGTGGATTCCCCTGGCGGTACCGCGGTCGGCGTCCCCGAGCTGGCCAAGCGCATTCGGGAATGCTCCAAAAAGACCATTAGCTTTACCTCCGGGGATTGCTGCTCGGCGGCCTATTGGATTGCCTCCCAGGCGTCGGAATTCTACGCAACCCCCTCGTCCAGCGTGGCCAATGTCGGTTGTTATATCGTGTTTAACGATATGTCCGCGGCCTATGCCCAGGAGGGCGTCGCGGTTGACGTTATCCGATCCGGGCGCCTAAAGGGCGTTGGGCAGCCGGGTACCTCTCTTTCTAAGGAGGGGCGGGATATGCTCCAGGCCGAGGTCCTGGAGATCGCCGACAATTTCAAGGCCGACGTTAAGCTCGTCCGCGAATTTGTCCAGGACGCCGATATGGAGGGCCAGGCGTTTTCGGGTACCAAGGCCGCCGAAAAGGGGTTTGTTACCGCCTTAATCAACGGTTTCGACGAGCTTATGCAAACCCTGGACGCCCAGGTTGCGGCGCAGATCGAGGCCGACGAGGCGAATGACGCCCGCGCTGGTGTCGGCGGCGAGGCCGAGGAATCCGGCGAGGACGAGGGTATGGGCCGTATGGCTTCATTCCGCGCCCTTAAGGGTATCCCTGGCGGTATTGCCGCCCTTATGGCCAAGGCCGAGAAATCCCCCGAGGAGGAGGAGAAGGACGGCGCCGAGGCGATGCCCAAGAAGGGTAAGAAATCAAAGAAAGCTTCCGATCAAAACGACCAGGAGGACGACGACGAGGAAACCCCGACCAGCCCGTACTCCGAGGACGACGACGAGGACGGCGAGGAAATGCCCGAATTCGAGGAGGATAAGGACAAGCCGGAATCCGAGGACGACGAGGAAAAGAAGCCCGACGCGGACGATTCCGAGGAGGAACCCAAGGCCGAGGACGCCCCCGACGAGGATAAGAAGGACGCCGAATCCGAGGAGGACGACGAGGACGACCAGGAACCCAAGGCCGAGGACGAGGAATCCGACGACGGTAAGGAAAAGGCCGAGGAGGAATCCGATACCGGCGATAAGGCCGTCGAAACCGACGAGGAGCCGGAAAAGAAGGGCGTCCGCAACCGATCCCGCGGCATCGCTTGAGCTATAAGGCCGTTATAACCGATATCGACGGGACGATCCTGGAGAAAGGCGTCCCGGTTTCGGTCGTTATTGATTACGTCCAGGCGCAACAGCTGCCGGTTATCATCCTTACAAACCGTAAGGAATCGGAACGGAATACGACCGAATCCGAATTAAAGGCCATTAACTTTGGATATACCGCCCTAGTAATGAATCCGGGCGACGACCCCGCCCCGGTATTCAAAAAATCGGCGGTTGGCAATATGATCGAGGACGGAACCGAACCGATTGATTTTATAGACGACTCTCCTAGGAACCGGGAGGCCGTTAAAAGCTTGGGCGTAAAGGTTACCGACCCTTCCGAAATCTTGCAAAAAGCAAACAAGGGGGAGCAACCTATGTCCCGTAAACTTGACTCCCGCGTTGTCTCAATTCCTAACCGTATGACACTCGAACAGTCCCTTAAGGCCCTAAAGGCCGCATTCGGCGCCAAATCTACCGAGGCCGAATCCGCCGCCAAGGAATTGTCCGCCGCCAAGGCCAAGGTTTCGACCCAGGCCGCCGAAATTTCCGATCTTACGGAAAAGCTGGCCGCGGTTTCCGGCGTTGTCGCCGAGAAGGAATCCCTGGCCGCCAAGGTCGAGGAGCTTACCAAGGCCCTGGCCGCTGCTAACGAGCTTAAGGCCCAGGCCGCCGCCCAAATCGAAACCGTCGGTAAGGTCGCCGCCAAGATCGCCTCGTCGGTCGGCGTTGCCCCCGCGGAAATCTCCCCGGCCGATAACGTCGTCGCCAAGAGTAACGACGAGATTTGGTCCGAATATTGTGCGATCTCCAATCCTTCCGAAAAGGCCGCCTATTACAATAAACACCGGGCCGCCATTGTGGCGCACCTGGGTATCAAGTAACCCCTTTTTCCCTAATCTAACCCCTAAATAATATGTCCACTAACTCCGTTCTCAACCAGGGCCTGGCCCCGCAGTTCGTCGCCGCCGAAACGCTGCGTACCCTCGTCCCGGTCCTCGCCCCCCTTAACAAGATCGTTACGACCGATTTTTCGGCGTACGTCGCCGAAAAGGGCCAGGTCGTCCATACCCGTTACGCCGATGCGTTCACCGCCTCGACGTATGACCGCGCCACCGGCTTCGTCGCCGAGGACGCCGTTTCTAACGACGTTGCGATCACCCTGTCAGACCATAACTACGTTATGACGTCGTTCACCGATACCGAGGTCGCCACGATCTCCCTCGATATGCTGCGCCGCGTCTTTATCGCCCCGATGGCCAACGCCACGGTTACCAGCATTTTCAACGGCGTGATCGGCCAGACCACCGCCGCCGCTTATCCCGGTACGCCCTTCTACTCCGGCACCAAGGCCAATTTCAACCGCCTCGCCATCGCTGGCGGCGCCACGAATATGACCAAGGCGAACCTGCCGTTTAACGACCGTTCCCTCCTGCTTACGCCGGACGCCTTCGGCCAGCTCCTCCAGGACCCGAGCGTTGCCCAATACCTCTCGATTGGCGATACGTCCGTTATCCGCGACGGTAAGGTTGGCCGCCTCCACGGCGTTGACATTTACGAGGTCAACACCTGGAGCGCCGCCCCTGCTGGCGAACACCTTAACGGTATCGCCTCCTGCCGCGAGGGCCACGTTATCGTTACCCGAGTCCCGGCTGCCCCGACCACCGGCGGCGGCGAACAGCTCACCGTCCAGGACCCCGACAGCGGTTTTGCCTTCTCCCTCCGTAGCTGGTACGATTGGACCAAGGGCCTTTCCAATATCTCGGCCTCCTGGATCATCGGTCAGTCCGTCGGTAATCCCAACGCCGCCCTCCGCGTCGTTATCTCGGACCTCTAATCCTAACGGGTTAGTCCGAAAGCAAGGCCCCCAATTCGGGGGCCTTTTCTTTTGGGTAGGCCATTATACCCCTCCCGGCGGCCCGTGGCGGGCCTTTGACTCCCGCGTTGCGGTATGGGCCTATACGACGCCGAATGGGCAGCTGATGCCGCCTCGATCCTTGCGGAAATCCCCAAGGCCGTAACGGTTCGTCGCGGATCGGGCGCCGCAACGGCGTTTAACGTCCTTATGGGGCCGCCGATGGTCCAGCAAAACCTCGAAACCGGCGGTTTCCTTAATTCGACCGCGTTCGATATCAAATTCCTTAAGGCCGACGCCGCCGCCCACCCTGGGGTTATCGTTTACGGCAACCTGGTAACCTATAACGGCCAGGATTTCCGAATCGTCGCCATTAATGATCGCCCGCCCAGCGCCTGGGTAATGGCCCGCGTCGAAAGCAAGGCCGGACCCGCCTAATGGCCACGACGGTTCGAAAAAACGTCCAGGTAGACGCCTCGGCGCTTATCGGGCATTTGCACGATTTTGCCTTGGTAATGGGCAAGACGATGGGCGAGGTCGTCCGCGACCAGGCGGCCCTCTTTTGCCAGGATATGATTTCCTATTCCCGTCCGTTTTCCGGCAAGACGCCGGGATCGGGCGGTACCAAGGGAGCTAAAGACACCGGGGACAATAACGTAAAACAGTCCATTCGTAAGATTTTCCGTCCCGTCGAGCTTGCGACAAAGGAACAGATCGCGGCGGTCGGCAAGTACGAGGTCTTTAAGCTTTGGACCAAGCGCAAAGGCGAAAAGGTCCAGGGTAAGGGTAAGGCCCTCCGTTGGCAGCAATTTCAAGAGAAATTCGGCGGGGGTCCTTCTATGGTTTTCGTCGATTCCGGCGACCTGGCAACGATGGGGCGTATCCATAGGTCCCTCCGTACCGACAATGGCCACGGTTCCCTTTCTGGCGTGGCCCGCGGGGCCAAACAACCCTTTGCAATCGTGGCAAAGGATAAGGATATCGAACGGTATATCCGACAGGAGCAAAAGGTCGTCGGTACCCTCAAATCGGCCTATTATTTTGCGGGGGTCCGTATCCGCGGGAAGATCAAGGCGCCCGCCTGGGCAAAACAGGCCGGTGGGCAGGAAAACACAATCGCCCAGGATAAGACGGCGCAACCTATGAAGCCCGAGGTTACCGTCGGCAACCTTATCGGCGGCAAGGCCGGTAACGATAAATTCGTTAAAATGGCCATTTCTCATCGGGCTTATGCGATGCGGGTTAAAATGGCCGCCGAGCTGAATAAGAAGAAAATCCCCCTTTGGGCCGCATCGGCCAGGGGACAAACGACCAATACCGCCAAATATTTCTAACCTTATGCCTACCCTCTACGGAATCCGTACCATCGCCGAACAATCGGCGCTTGCCTGGTTTACCCAAAACGCCGCCGAGCTTCCCGGCGTCCAAATCCACGCGGGCCAAACGGACGAAATCCGATCCGTCCCGATTATCATTCTCCACGCCGAAAGCGCCCGCGCCCACCCCGATCTTGGGGCGTACTCCCTGGGCAATTTCGAGATTACCCTTAAAATCTACGTCTATTCTTCCGCGGACGATTCCACCCTCCAGCAGCACCGGGAACGGGTCGAGGCCGTTCAAGGCATTATGCAGGACGCGGACGGCCTTATTGCGGCCTGGACCCAGGGTACCCTATACGCCGCTTGGGTTGTCTCGGACGACGAGGGCGTTGCGGATCGCCGGTACGGTAATATTATCGAATATACCCTTGTTGCGGTGTACCCCCCGCAAACTTGACTCCCGCGTTGTCTCAATAACCGACCGCCCTTATGTCCCTCCCTCAAACCTACGGTACCGCCCACGTTTTCGGCGTCCTCGATTCCGGGATTTTCGTTACGATCCAAACGGATTCCGTTGACCAGAAACCCGCCTTGGACGTTGAGGTTATGGACGAAACGGGCCGCGTCATTACCGACCGCCTGGACGACCAGCGCCTCGAAACCACGGTTTCCGGCGTCCTTAAGACGGCGGCCACGGTTCCGACCGCTGGTAATCAATTTACCTACGACGGAACGCAGTATATCATTAAGGACGTAACGAACGACGGGTCGAATAACGCCTTTCGTAAGGTTACCCTTAAGCTGGTTAAGTACCAGGAGATCGCCTAACCCGCGAACCTTTTGCCCGTGGCCTCCCGATGGACACAGGCCGCGACAATTCTGCGCCCGGAAATCCGGGTTTGCGGGGTTCGTCTTTTGCCTTTTTGCCTACGCCACCGCGTGGCCCTGGAGGCAATCGATTCGCCGGTTTTGCTGCCGGACCAACCCCTTACCGCAAAGCATATGATCGCCGCGGTCCGTATCCTATCAACGTACGACCTGGAACACGTCCGGCGCCCGCATACCCTCCGCGAATCCTGGTGGATCGGCCGTATGACGTTTAGTAACGCCGTATTGGCCCAGGAGGCCGCCAAGCTTATGGCGTATATGGAGGCCCAATCCCTTTGGCCACGTTTCTGGACAAAGGAGGAATGCGGCGCCCGATCTGGCGGGGTCCCCTGGCCCCTGGCCGTGGTATCGAATTTAACGCGGAACGGTTGTTCCTTAACCGAGGCGTGGACGATGCCGGAGGCCGAGGCCGTTTGGCTGCACGTTGCCAATACCATCGCCTCCGGCGCCAAGGTCGAGGTCGTATCCGATAAGGAATGGGAAGCTATGGAGCGTTATAAGGCCGAGGAGGCCGCCAAGCTTGCCCAGGCAACCCCAGGAGATCGCAAAAACTAACTTATGGCCGACGACGTAAAAGTTAAATTTGGCGGGGATTTTACAGACGTTGCCAAGGGCGCCGGGGACGCCGTAAACAAAGCCGGAACGGCGCTTAACTCCTGGTTTGGGGATTTTAAGAAATCTACGGAGGCAAGTATCCTCTCGTCCCTGGCCCTATCCAATATTTTTTCCAATTTCGTAAAGGGGGCCTCTGAGGCATTACAATATTTCCGCGAAATGGATTTGTCCCTTAAACGATTCGGGGGATCGGGCGACGCCGAATTCCAGAAGCTTGCCAAATATGGCAAGGAGGTCGGCGTATCTATGGAAACGGTGTCCCGGACGACGAATTACTTTAACAAGGTTCGTACCGAGGCAGCCAAGGGGAACCAAAATTACGTCGCAATCCTTAAGCAATTTGGGTTTACCCAAAAGGAAATCGCCGCCGGTAATATCTCGGCAATCGAGGTCCTCGGGCGCCTGGCCGACGCATATGATAAAACAGGTTACGAGGGCCTGGTCGGCGAAAGGGCGATGAATGCCTTTGGTATCCGCGGCAAGGAGCTTACGGCGATCTTTAAGAATGGCCGGGAAGCTATGGAGGAATTCGCCAAATCGACGGCGACAATGTCCAGGGAATCAATTGAAAAGCTTTCCAAGACCCAAGTGCAAATTGAACGGTTTAAGAAAACTCTCGAAACCGTTTTTATTCAAAAACCTTTGCAATTCGGAGGGTTTGTCCAATCGGCAATCGAGGCCACGGCAATCGTAAGCGGAGCCACCGCTAGCGCCGTAGAGGCCGGAGGGACCAAGGAGCAACAGGCAAAAACGGCCTTTAATTATGTTAAATCGGAATTCGGGGACAATATCTCCGGGTTAAAAACCGCTATGGAGGCGGCCGAAACTGAATTTACCGCCTTGGATCGGCGTTTGTTTACGTCGTCGGAGCGCCAAGACGTTGCCCGCGATCTGTTTGGTATGTTGAACAAGGAGATTACCCGCCTCCAAACGGCGCCAAAAGAGGAAAAGAAAACGGCCTTGGATATCCCCTTGGTTAAGGAGCTGCTTACGTCGTCGTCCCTCCAGGCAATCGGGGGCGGGGATATCTCCTCGGTCCTCTCCGGCACGATCCAGGCCAATATGCTGTCCGCGATGCAAGAAACCGCCGCCAATACCGGCAAGATCGCAGCCGGTACCGAGGCAAACAAGGTAACCCCTAACAACGTCGCCAAGTAATTTATGCCTACCCCTTCCACAACCCGAAAAGATTATGGGGACGATTTGACCGTCGCCCAGGCGCAACCCGTCGGATCGATCAACGTCGATGGGTTTGGATTGGCCCAAGCGCAGCTGGCCTTTACCGTTAACTCCGCAGATTCGTCCCTCGGTTCGTATTTGGCCAGCTTTGCGGACGGCGAAAGTTACCCCTACGGCGTCGGGTTTGAAATGAAATCCTATAAGGTTACCGCGTCGTTTGGCAAAGGGGGCGTGGCAACCCTTACGGTCGATTATATGGGTATCCGGGGTAACGACGGATATACCAAACCTCAGATTACCGGCGTTGCCACGTCTACGGCCCAACCAATCGAGGCGCACCCTAACTTTACCAAGGTTACAAACGAGGCGGCCGGAGGGGTCGTATTGGCGGGATATCCCCCGTCCAACCTGGTTACCGCCAATAAACCTATTTTCGTCCAGGGAACCGATCCGTATGCGACGTGGACCTTTCGCGGATTCGGCCTTAAAACGGACGGGGAGGTTAATATTAAGGCCGGTATCCGG